CAATAAGAATGGCATATGAAATGGTCATGCCCTATCATCTTCATATGCCATCTTATTTTTTAGAGACATTTACTGAATATCCCTTGTCAACTGTAGGGGCAGGGTTTGCCTGCCCAAATGCATAAGCAAACTATTTTTGGGCGAGCGAACCTTGCCCCTACTGGCAAAATGATACGCCATTTTACTTTTGATACATCTTCATATTATGAAGAGAGCTTTTTTTGATTTATTCTTTTATATCTTGGTACAAGAAGCGCTTGATACTTTTTTTGGCTGTTTTTTCAAATTCCTCAGGATATAGCTTGAAGCGGGCTATTTGGGAAAATGCCGGTAATTGTTTGTTCAGTTCAAGGCGGTTTTCTTCCATTACCCGTACAAGGTCTGATTGGCTCAAGCCGTGAGCAAAAGCATCATCGGAATCCGGATAGATTAGGCCCACCAGTTTGTCTTGTTGCAGAATAATCAGTGACTCTGACACGTATGGCATATTGTTTAGCTTGGACTCTATTTCTTCCGGATAAATGTTTTGTCCGGAAGAAGTGAGTAACAGGTTTTTGCAACGTCCTTTGATAAAAACATTTCCGTCTTCGTCTATTGTCGCCATATCGCCTGTATGCAACCATCCTTCAGTATCAATGACTTGCCGTGTCGCTTCCTCGTTCTTATAATAGCCCAACATCAGGTTGGCTCCACGGCATACCAGTTCACCCGCAATGGCTGATGGGTTAGGAGACAGTACCTTGGCTTCCATACGTGCGGCAACTTTTCCGCAAGATGCCAGTTTCAGTTCTGTCCAATGACTATGGCAGATGATGGGACCACATTCAGTCATTCCGTATGCAATGGTGTATGGGAAATCTATCATTTTTAGAAAGGCTTCCACTTCGGCATTGAAAGGAGCCCCTCCGATGATGATTTCGATGAAATTTCCGCCGAAAACTTCCATCGCCTTCTGCTTGATAAGTTCTTTTATCTTATCGCTGATGATGGGAACATGTAATAGCAGTTTACCTAATTTGTTGTCTACCTTGGGAAGAATATTTTTCTTGAATATTTTTTCCACAATCAGTGGCACGCAAGCTATGACGCGCGGGCGGATTTCCGCAAATGATTCGGCTATGATTTTGGGCGATGGCATGCGGGTAAGAAACCATAGATGGGCGCCTGCTGTGAAACCGTAAAGAAAATCGAAAGTCATGCCGAATACGTGTCCCAAAGGTAACATGGATACGACGCTGTCACCTGCTTTCAGACCTATTTTTTCTTTACAGTAGAGCACGTTGGAGAGTATGCTACGATAAGGCAGCATTACGCCTTTGGAATATCCGGTAGTACCTGAAGTGTAATTAATGATGGCCAGGTCTTCTGATTTTTCTTTTTCATAAGAAATATCATCGGGACGAAATCTGCAAGGGAATTTGTGCCCGAATATCTCATTCAGATGGTCGCGGGCATAAGCCAGTTTTTCCGAACGGGATACGGGTACACCGAAATCTTTCAATTCTATGATACCTTCCAAATGAGGCATGGCTGCTTCATTCAAGTTCTCCCATATCTGATCGCCTACGAACAACAGGCGGGCTTCAGAGTGGTTTACAATATTGTGTACCTGATCGGCTTTGAATTCATGTAGGATAGGTACTACTACGGCACCATAGGTGATGACGGCAAGGTAAGTTACTGTCCAATGAGCGCTATTACGCCCGCAGATGGCTATTTTATCTCCCTTCTCAATGCCGGCATTTTCCAGCAAGATATGTATTTTCTCTATTTTACGGGCCACATCTCTGTATTGTAATGTGATGCCTTTATAGTCTGTAAGAGCGTTTAAATACCAATTTGTTTTTATACTTTGCTCGATAAGAGCAATAAAACTCTGTTCTAGTTCCATGATAACTTTTGCACATTTATAGGCTGAGTGTGCGCAAAAGTAGTAAAATGAGGTAAGGGGGATGGGAAATGAAACAGTTTTTTACATTAATTTAACGCCCTGAAAATGTAGATTCTTTTATTATTTTACTTTAAAATGCTAGTTTATAATCGTTTGCCAATTGTTGATATGTCCCTTTTCCGGAAATGTTATTTGTTCAGTCATAATAGTATTAGAATTCAAAGATTCCGGGGGATAATGTAGGATTGATATAACTGACGTCACGTGTTTGCCATAACCTGCCATTCAGTGTGTAGAATAATTGTTTGGTGGCCGACGAATTGTTTAGGTTAACAGTAATTACGTACAGAGTGGTTCGTTTAGGAAATTCTATGAGATTTACATTGGTGGCAGTCCACATGGCGTATGGACTCAATGTAAAATCATTATATACGTTAGGTGTCAGTTGATCTGTAGTTTGTAAATCGGTATTAGTCATTACCCATTGGGCATTACCGTTCATCCATACTTCTTTTTCAAAACCATTTTGGATAAAAGAGGCCACATAATAATTCCCTTGTTGGCTCCAGCTTACGTTCGTGGCATGTGGATATATCTTTTTCAGTGCTATATGAAATGTAGTGGGAGAGGTAGCAGACAAGGTGGTGATCAGTACCCATAATATTACACATATAGAATAACATCTCTTCTTCATGGTATTTAAATGTTTTGATGAGGTTGATAAAACAGCTTGGCTATACTTTTTGTTCGCCGGTATAAAACCTGATTTTGTGGATTTTTTCCACACTTTTGTGGTGTTGTCAACAGGAATCTACACTCCTGAAATGAAAAAATGTATATGTATGTAGCTGATTTTTAGTTAGATATTAAAATGAGCAGATTTGTGGCGCGCTTCTTGTTTTATTGTTGTCGGTAAAAATAAATAAAAAATAAAGTAATTATGAAAAAGGTATTAGTAACATTGGTATTAGTGATGACTTTAGGCGTGTCTGTTTCTTTTGCTCAAGCGGCTCCGGTAGAGGTTCCGGTAGTGGAAAAGCCTCAACAATCTAAGAAGTTGGTTTTCTCGGAAATCTATATGAATGATGTGCCGGAAGCCGTGATGGACAGGCTTGCATTGGAAGGTGCTATGATAAAGCAGGCTTTTATGGCCTATGGCATTGATGGAAGCCGTATTTATAAAATTAATGTGTTGACAAGTGATGCTCATGAACAGACATTGTTCTTAGGTGAAGATGGTAAAATTTTGCAATAGTTAGTATATTTATAATAGTGCTTTTACATGAATTCCCGGCTTGTGATAAGTCGGGAATTTTTTTAGTTAAATTGTTTCTTGACGATATTCGAAAAATAATTAAGAAATCTCTTGTGCATAATAATTGTAGGTTTTATCTTTGCCACTCAAATTTAAAAAGGTGATACAATGGAAACTTATGATATATATTTTAAAGAAGGTAATGATTTTGCTAATAAAGGATTTTCATTGAAAGATAAGGCTAAGGCCATTAGAATGGCGGAAGATATGTTGGCTGAACGCAAAGGATATGTGAAGGATTTTGTTGGAGGAACTATTTCCGTAATGTGTAAAGAAACGAAAGAGGAAGTTTGGTCCAAGCCGATAGGGGAGGTTTAATGCAATTTTTACATCTTTTTTTGCCTTGCCAATCATAGAGTTGTGAAATACAGTGCTGTAATTGAAATGGTACGTAGCCGTTAATAGCAGCAACCCTTGGTTGTATTTGTGGTGGATTTGTTATTGGCGGACATGAATATTTCTTTCTCTTCTAGGATATTCGGTATATTTCTCCTTTCATGCTTTTGCCGGACTGATATAGATAATGCCGGGTAGCACTTGATAGGACGATGATTGTTCTTTTACTAAGATGCTTCAGTATGACTTTTTTCCGATCCTATCCATTCTTGACATATAGTTGTTATTCATAGCTAAATACACCGTATTCCCAATGAAGCTTTCTGTGGGGATCCCTTTGGTGTTCGTGTAACTATTGTGACTGTTATTATGCCGATGGGGTATAGTATTGATACAACAATGATTTTTCATAATAACTTTTAACTTATGATTTAGATAGCTCCGACTTGTCACAAATCGGGGTTATCCGCTTGTTATGCTATTAAACTTGGTCAGCTATTGGTTAACAATTTCACGCAACAGTAACTCTTTGGAGTAAAAGTGGCAAATAAATTTTTTGTTCACATGAAAAAAAACTTTCCCAAAAGCTTTGTATTATTGATTTTCTATGTATCTTTGCATCGTTATTATTTCTCGGGGTATTAGCTCATCTGGCTAGAGCGTTAGACTGGCAGTCTAAAGGTGGCGAGTTCGAGTCTCGCATGCTCCACTTTACAAACCTCTCTGTTTCAGAGGGGTTTGTGCTTTCTTAAGCTTCTCCAGTTTTCGTTTTTGGATAAAAAAAAGACAGTTTGTGCCACTTTTGGCAAAAAGAACTTGTCTAAAACGAATCCAGAACAATTATGACAACTCTTAAAGCTGCCGTTGTTCCGGCCAAGGTGCTGAAAAACGGCAAACACAGAATTCGTATAGCAATTGGTCATAAACAGGAAACAAGATACATCGTTACCCGATTTGAAATAGATAATACTGCTAATTTTAAGGGAGGGCAGGTGGTAGGTGTTCCTGATGCTGCACATGTCAATGCTAAATTACGTGGAATACTTAATTCATATCAGGATGCCTTGGATAAAATAAACACATCATCCTATACTTGTACCCAACTTGTCGAATACTTGTCCTCGGTAAAGCAGGGAGCTATCTCTTATAGTGTTGCTTCGGCTGACTATATGCAGAATTTGATTAAAGAGGGGAGAAGGACCACTGCTTCCTTATATCAAAGGGCGAGTGATTACTTCATTGAGTTTGTCAAATATGATATAATGCTTGATGGAATTACTCCCCGGACCATAAAGGACTTTGACATTTATCTAAAGAATGTCCGAAGGCTGGCTCCTGTTACTTGTGGTATGCACATGGCACATTTGAAGGCAATAATCAATCAAGCAATAAGGGATAAAAAAGTATCATATGACACGCATCCTTTTGAATATTATGAAAGACCGGCAGGAATGCCTAAAGAGCGTGATATCTCGGTAGCTGACGTAAAGAAGATAAGGGATGCGGAGATAAAAGAGAAGTCTCAGCGTGTTGCCAGGGATGTGTTCATGCTTTCGTATTATCTAGGAGGTATCAATCTGATGGACTTGATGCAATACAATTTCAAAGATTCGAAAATTATGGAATATGTACGTGAAAAATCAAAAAACACAAAGAAAGGTGATATGAAGATCAGCTTCACTATTCCTGAGGAAGCAAAACCGATTATCAAAAGATGGATGGGGCGTAATGGAAAGCTTGATTTTGGTTATAAATACTCTTATCCTAATTTTCGTAACTATGTAACAAAAGAAATTATAAGGCTAGGGGAGAGGCTGGAGATAGAATCGCATGTCGTATATTATTCAGCTCGTAAATCCTTTGTCCAACATGGTTTTGAGCTGGGCATACCATTGGAAACTTTGGAGTATTGTATAGGCCAAAGCATGAAATCCAACAGACCGATCTTTAATTATGTCAGAATTATGAGAAAACATGCTGATGAAGCCATAAGAAAGATTTTAGATAATCTAAAGTGAGGATTTAAGAACTAGAGCGATTGCTTCGGCAGTCGCTTCCTCTTTTTCTTTGTCTATCTCTGAGTTTAGCCGTTCTATCAAGTCCATACTCCCTGTGACAATCGTTTTTGTGCCCTCAGAGGAAGAAATTGTAAGTTCATAGTGTCCATAGCCTATAAACTTTTTGGATAGCTGATAAGTGGTTGGGGGGGGAATTTTGACATATGAGAATTGCGTTAGCAGCAGAAAAAGAAAACGGTTCCGCTTTCCCGTTGCGTTACATTCCGTGATCGAAACAGTGGATACATTAATATTCCACACGGGGGTCAGAACCGTATATGAAGAAGCTACAGGCAATAATAATCGTCTGTAGCTCAATACGAGACAACGCCTCGATCACTTCAAAATGTAACGCAATGCAAAGATAAGGTTTTTATTCGATTCTACAATAAAACCGTCCCTACTTATCACAAGCCGGAACGGTTCAGATTAGTTTCGTTTTTGACAATCTACTTCACATTTTATTGAACAAAATACTAATGGATTTGCCTATTTCTAAAAATATTTGTTGTCACATTATTACGTATTACAAAAAAGGAGGGGCATCGTGCATTACGACACCCCTCCCAAACTTTTATTATGAGATTAGCTCTACTCCAAAATCACAGGGCAAAAATACGCAAAATTCTATTCTTTCTCCAGTTGAATATATAATTTGTTCAAAAAGTCAAAGGCAGCTTATTCGGCTGCCTTAGTTTTTTATCTTACCAAGTTGCATTAATGGCATTTCGGAGATGATTAAAATCCAACTTCCTGTCTCTATTTTTTCCAATTCTTCTTCCTAAAAAGCGGTTTACTTCCGAAATCCGACTTATCTGTTCTCTTAAATAAAAAACGGAACCTTTCACTAGTTGTACTCTAATAGGGCATTTGAATTCTGTTTCCAATAACAATAAATCCGAAAGAAAAACAACATCTTCCGCTTCTATTCGTTTCATGATTTCTATAAACTTATATCTATAATCGTCATTATTTGAAATCTTTGCATAATGATTTATAGATTCCATTAAAGGATAATCATTCTCAATTGTATATTCGTCTTTTATCATAATAAAATTTTCTGTAAATAAAGAAACAATTATTTATTATCTATCCTAAGCTGTTTAAATTTATTTATGTTATATATGTTTGCCTACCAATGGCTTTAAAACTTGAGCAAAATGCTGCTCTATTGCAGGCATCATATCTTCCATATCACGATTGAATTCAATTACATGAAGTTTTAATTTAAGTGATAAATTATTCCCCCAATGACAAAGTTGTAATCCCTGAGTAGCAGCTGTTTTAAAGTACCCTAAATGTTGAACAATCCTGCTATAGAAATTCTTTTTGACCTTTCCGACATATAAATAATTGCTTGTAGCACAATATGTTTTTTTTATAACCGGAACAGCCCTATGGTTATCTTTTCTAGAATAGTCCTCCAGTGCATTGACAAGGTCTGACTGGTTAGTATTAGAAGTTATTTCAAACCAATAAACAGCAGGTCCTTTAATCTCCTTTAGAGAATCAAATTTTTTCTTGTACGCTTCTGACTTGGTGATGTCTACAGTCAGATACTGATTATCTAATTCAGAACAATCAAAATCATAACTATATTCTTTTGCTCCATGATTTTTTATAAATTCCAGACTTTTAATGGATTGATCTATAAATTTTTTTAAATTTTCATCCATAGATATTCTCTTTTATAAAGTAAATATTTAGTTTTTCGTAAAATACTCAACCCCAAAGGATAGCGATAGATAAAATTCGGTTTTAATAAAAAGATTTATCCGGCATACAAGGTACTCTGACTGCAAAAGTTTCAGACCTTAATATTGAGTAATGTTACTTTCAATATTTCCATAAGTGCTGGTTCTAATTTAAAATCGGACAAGTCCCAATATTCATGCTTCCTTATCTGGTGCCCCGGGTCAACCGGATGATTTAACCGAATTACTGCTTTCAAATAAAAATCGGCATATAAAGGCGTATCACCACGTTCTATTTTTTCAACTATTCCAATATGGGTTATTGCTGAATCAGGTGCACCTAAATATAAACCGACATAATAGGCATCCTTAACAGGAACAGCACGTGAATCTCCACCAAAACTAATGCATAAATTACCAAAGTTCTCTTTAAAAAAGTCATCATTTATGCCTCTAACAATGACTAAGGTATCATCTTCTACATTCATAGTGTTTATTTTCAAGTTAGCAGTACAAACTTACAATAATGCCCCGACTTATGCAAGCCGGGGCAGTCCAATTTATAAATTTAAAGTCTTATGATGAAGATTGTCTGTTACCCCAATGTTTCCGTACCACCAACATGACGACAATCAAAACGGTTACACAAACACAGGCAAAACTGATTTGTTCAGGCAGCGTGGATTCTTTTTTATCCTTTACCTCTTCAGTCTTAGTTTCCTCATGTTTGGTGGAAGTGGCTTCCTTATCAGCTTTTACCTCCGTACTGTCATTGACTACAGTTTCCTTCTTTTCATTCTTATTGAAATCACTTTCCACATGACCGTCAGCCAATAACGGAGGTTTCCCGGTCAGACTGTCGGGCGGTTTTCGGGTATCATAGATACGGAAATCAATCACATAGTTGCCATTAGTGGTAATGAGTTCGCTCAAAGACGTACTTGATCCGTGTACGATGTTGACAGATTCACGTGTACTATCTTTCTGTATAATCTTAGTGTCTGACTTGACAGCCTTATGCGAGCTGCCACAGGCAAACAGCAGGAACAGACACATAAAGGGAGCCAGCAAAATATGCCGGCTTACCCAGTTCATAACCTTAGCCAACATAGTCTACAACTTAAGAACTTGCATCCTGTTATTCCCATCAGCCCGGTAACTGACATGAACCCATGCAAAATCAGACTCATCAATCAACTGATCAAAGGGTAGGTTCTTTCGGATATACTCAAACAACAACTTGTTTTGCAGTCTGTCCCCAGTGTCAATATCAGCAGCTTCCCCCTTCATGTGCTGCGAGGTTTTGCTTCCCTTGACAGCTGCATTAAGTTCCGGACAGCGATAGCCACTGTTTACTGTTATAGGCTTTCCCCACCATGTGCGTAACGGGTCCAGTACGTTATCCACCAAGGCAGTCAGAGCAGTCACATGCTCCTGTCTGCATCTGTTGTTGATACCCAAGCGGTCAGCAGTTGTTGACTTGCAGAGTTCCGCAATCGTAAAAAACTTCATTTCTTATCCTCCTTTTTATTTTCGTTGTCAAATAGTATCTGAGCCATGATCTTGGCAATATCATCCTTGTTCTCGATGATCACACTCATTGTCTTTTCTGCTTTGCGCAACTCCGCTTTTTCCCATGATTTTTCACGAACTGATTTAAACTCACAGAAAATGCAGTAACCCGTCCAAATCATTGAAAAAACAGGAAAGGGGATAACCACACAGCATAA